CCCGATGGTGAACGTCCCAAGGTCATGTTTGTAATTGACTCATTGGGTATGTTGTTGACTCCCACAGACGTTAACCAATTTGACGCAGGCGAAATGAAAGGTGACTTGGGTCGTAAACCCAAAGCACTCACAGCACTTGTTCGTAATTGTGTAAACATGTTTGGTAGCTACAATGTTGGTCTGGTATGTACCAATCACACATACGCAAGTCAAGACATGTTTGATCCAGATGACAAGATCTCAGGTGGACAAGGCTTTATCTATGCCAGTTCAATTGTGGTTGCTATGAAGAAGATGAAACTCAAAGAAGATGAAGACGGCAACAAAGTATCCGAAGTAAACGGCATTCGCGCTGGTTGCAAAGTTATGAAAACACGCTATGCCAAGCCTTTTGAAGGCGTTCAGGTTAAAATCCCTTACACAACAGGCATGAGCCCTTACTCAGGTCTTACTGATTTGATTGAGAAAAAGGGTCTGCTTAAAAAAGAAGGCAACAGCCTTGTGTTTACCACCAGTGCTGGAGAGATCATCAAGAAGTTCCGTAAAGGTTGGGAACGCAACGATGACTCATGCTTGGATGTTGTGATGAAAGACTTTGGTAATCAGACAGAAACGGTAAGTACTGAAGAATCTGATCAGGGAGAATAATACAAATGCATTTAGATTTAGTAGCAGAAATTTGGAGCGAATTAAAACGCTATATTGGTACAATTGATCGCAGTGAAGCGGCAGATAGTTTTATCAATATGCTAATTGACCACGACTATTCTCCAGAAGACATTCGAACAACATTTAAATCAGACAGCGATATTAAAAAAGCACTAGTCAACTATATTCAAAACGATTCTGAAGAACAGGATGAAGACGAAGAGTATGAAGAAGAAGAGGACTGGGACGGTGAAGATTATTAATCATGTACTATAGCAAGGTAGTAGCAAGTCTTTCGGCTATTCCGGATTTTATTGCACATTATGAACGAGAGCTAGGCTTGGCCAAGAGAGAATGTGTAATAGGCGGACTAGTTGAAAAAAATATTAAAGAATTGCCGGGTATTACGGAACATCGTTTTAATCAGCTTCAGGAAATAGAAGCAGTACTCAATCTTCTTAATATACAATTACGCAAAATCCGTCGACGCCATTTCCAAAAATATCTGGAAGGATATGCTCGTGCATTAACATCTCGAGACGCTGAAAAATATGTAGATGGTGAGGATGAGGTTATTGATTTTGAAACTATTATCAACGAAGTGGCTCTATTGCGTAATAAATGGCTGGGTATTATGAAAGGACTTGATACTAAACAATGGCAAATGGGCCATATTGTTAGATTACGAACGTCCGGTATGGAAGACATTCAAGTATGAACAAAACTTATTTTATTTCTCCAGAAGAGAGTCATCAACACAGTTTGCAAACATTAAATCAGTTATATGCATATGATGACTTTATGGAAAGTATTACCACAGTAGCCGACATGGGTTGCGGACGTGGATTAGACATTGAATGGTGGGCCACCAGAACCACCAGGGATGAACGTGCTGACCCTTTAAATATTAAATGTTACGGAATTGATCAATTTGAACAATTTCCAATGGCTAGAAAATATCACAATACACAATATCAACGACAAGACTTTGAAGACCCAATTACAATACACAAAACAATGTTTGATGTGATTTGGTCGCATGACTCATTTCAGTATGTTATAAACCCGTTTCGAACATTGACCAACTGGAAAAAAGTCATGAATCCAAATGCCACATTGGTCATAATCTTGCCCCAGACTACCAACATGGAATTTAATACACAGGCGTTTGATCAGTTAGATTTTCAATATTACAATTGGACAATGGTCAGCCTAATTCATACCCTGGCAGTTTCGGGATTTGATTGCAGAGATGGTTATTTTTTAAAACAGCCAGATAGTCCCTGGTTACATGCAGTTGTGTACAACAGTGATCAATCTCCAAAAAATCCAAAAACCACTACCTGGTATGAATTAGCCGAGGCAAAGTTATTGCCAGTCACGGCTGTTGATAGCATAAACAAATATGGGTACGTAAAACAACGAGACCTAACACTACCCTGGATTAACAAAGCGTTAACCTGGTTAGGTAAAGAATAAGAGGAACCAATGAAAAAAACTGCTTTTGTTACCGGAATGACCGGCCAGGATGGTCCGTACTTGGCAAAGTTATTGCTTGAAAAAGATTATCAAGTGTTTGGACTAGTTAAAAGATATAGCAATCCAAATCTTGACAATATTAAATGGTTAGGAATTGAAAATGATATTGAACTAGTAACTGGTGACATCACCGACGAAAACTCAATGAATCATCTGATTAGAAGTTTAAAGCCAGTGGAAATATATAATCTTGCGGCACAGAGCTTTGTTGGAATTAGTTGGGATTTGAACAAGTTAACTACAGAAGTCAATTCAATAGGCCCTCTTAATATCCTTAACGCAATTAAAACGCATAGTCCAAATAGTCGTTTTTATCAAGCAAGCACCAGCGAAATGTTTGGTAATGCTATAACAAACACTCAAAACGAAACCACACCATTTACTCCTCGTAGTCCGTATGGGGTTAGTAAATTGTATAGTCACTGGATGACTGTGAACTTTCGAGAAAGCTATAGTCTCTATGCTTGCTCAGGAGTATTATTCAATCACGAAAGCCCATTACGTGGGAAAGAATTTGTTACACGCAAAGTTACAGATGCAGTGGCCCGTATTAAACTAGGATTGCAGGAAACAATTACACTGGGTAACATTGACAGTCGTCGGGATTGGGGCTTTGCTGGAGACTTTGTTGAAGCAATGTGGCTAATGTTACAGCAAGCCGAAGCTAAAGATTACGTTATTGCCACAGGAGAACAACATACTATTCGAGAACTATTAGATGTTGCGTTTAATTATGTCAATATTCCTGACTGGGAATCCAAAGTACTAACTGATCCACGATTTAAAAGACCTGCTGAGTTGTATAGTCTGTGCGGGGACAGTACCAGAGCCCGCAGTTTATTAGATTGGAAACCAAAAACAACATTTAAACAAATGATTGAAGATATGGTTAATGCAGATCTACAGAGATACCAAGTTCGGCAATAAACGTTGAATAGGATAGCCCTTGGCAATCTCGTCCAAGGTCCATTCAGAATGTGCTATCATATTCAACCAACTACTACGATCCGGCATTGCCGGATTTTCTATTTCTGCTAGATTAAATCCAGCAATTGGTGCAGCCAAACTGCTAGGGCCAACAAACGCAGGCACACCATTTATAATTGATTGCGGTCCAGGTCCGCTACTCCAGTTAATAACTGCCCATGCGTTTTCCAATGATTGATCAAAATCAAAACAATCGTAGGAATTGGCAATTTTATTTGGAGAAATAGCTGTTGATATTATTTTTTGTCTTGGGTGGGATCTAATAACAATTGGACGATTTGTGTATTTTTTTAAACGACTGCACACATCATTGACCCATGTTTGTGTATCCGGTAATCCAACCCATTGTTGACTGTCCTGACGTTGTAATGCAATCACAATGTGATCACCTGAGGTTCTCCAGGGCACTGGTGTTAATCCAAGATCCAGCGTCCTTGATTCAGTTAAATCAATAAAATTATAACAAGATATTCCAGTACCGTTTAGTCCAATTTTCCATGTGTCTCCCCGACGCAACATTCCAATTTCAGCAACAATAACAGGCTTGTGCTGATATGCTTTCCATACATCTCGATTGCCTTGCATCCGACCTGTCCATAACATCGACCATATCACAGCGACATCAGCATCATACTCGTTGTGGACCACTTGATGGCCGAGAGATTTCAGACCTTGTTCTATGGCAGCAAATACTGGTGCCGAGTTCAATGCACCAAAGTTATTAAATAGACTAAATTTCATTTGTGTAAATAGTTATATATGTATAAAATCAATTCACTCTGGTATTCTCCCGAACCTCTTAATGGATTCTTTAGCGAGCGTTTGCAGGATGCTGTAGACGTTCATTATCAGCAACGCTACAGGTATTATGTATTTCAAAATATTCCACGCAAAAGAACCATGATTGACATTGGCGCCAATATTGGCATATTTGCTAGACCTAGTGCAGAACATTTTGAACATGTAATATGTTTTGAACCAGTGCTTAAAAACTTCGAAGTCCTGCAAAAAAATCTAGAAAATTATAAAAATGTGGAATTGCATAACCTGGGTCTTGGCGATAGAGATCAGACAGCAATATTTGAATTACAAACTCTCAAGTGTGGGCATACCAAACAAGTGGCAGAGTTTGTGCCCAACCCAGAGTTTGAAAAGCACACTGGAGAACTAACCACACTGGATCGATTCAATTTTGAATCGGTTGACTGGATCAAGATTGATGTTGAAGGTTTTGAAAATGCAGTGCTAGACGGCAGTCGTGACACCATACAACGCAATAGACCTTGGTTGTTGATTGAGGACAACGGTCAACAAGATCAACATAGACAGTGGCTCAATGATTTGTGCGGTCCATATGAGGCAGCCCCTGTCAAGAGCAAGAGTAATACAATATGGATACCCAAATGAAATACGCAGTGGTCACAACATTCAATGCCAGCGGTTACGAACGCTACGCCAGCCGCATGATTGACACGTTCTTACAAAACTGGCCCAAAGAAATTGATTTATATGTGTACACTGAAGACTGTGTGATACAACAGAGCGCACCTAATCTGCATGTGAGAGATTTACATGCAGTAAGCCCAGAAATTGTAGCGTTCAAACAACGCTGGGGCAGCGATCCTAGAGCACGTGGTTTAGTTGCCACAGGGCCAGCGGACCGCAAAGGCAAAGCCCCAGGCCTCGGATTCCGTTGGGACGCCATTAGATTCAGCCACAAAGTCTATTCAGTAGTTCACTGTGCAGACAGTTGCAATGCCGATGTATTATTTTGGATGGATGCAGACATGGTGTGCCATACACCTATTTCTACTGACTTTATCAACAGTCAAATGCCCGCCAAGGTAGGACTGGCCTATCTAGGACGCG